GCACAAACCCAGCAGTTTGCCAAGTTGCTCCAAGGCTACCAAATGCCTATGGGCAGGACTACGCAGACGACTGGCACAGAAACTGGCACAGCATATTCAGGCAGTCCGTTGTCACAGATTGCTGGCTTGGGTACTATGTTTGCTTCGTTGTTCCCCAACACTGCTAAAACGGATGCTGAAACCGAGTATTACAAGGCATTAACAGAAAACGCCAAGAAGTCAGGAACACCAGCTACTCCAGTAAAAACAAGCACTTTTAAATCGGGTGGCGGTGTACGTCTTGCCGATGGCGGCATGGCTCCTTCTGGCTCAGAATATCACGACGGCAACGGAAATTTTTACGATGTCGATGGCTACTTAGTGGGGTAAAAAATGGCAATTCCAGCACAGGGCGCATTAAGCCAAATGAAACCTCAGCAAGTTGGGGGTAAATTTGACGCAGGTGAAAAACAAGCTGAAAACATTGAAGAGATAACCAAGTCAACTGGGTTAAAAGAGTCGGTTACTGACGACCTAAGCGACCAGCGCGAGGCGATGAACAATATTCTCTTGCGTCTTCGCGCAGGATTGGACGACCGCAAGAACAGGATGTTTGACCCTGTCTTGATGCAGACCGCCGCAGGCTTCTTAAAACCCACCAAGACGGGTTCGTTTGGCGAGTCCTTGGGGTATGCCGCAGAAAACGCTGGAGTAGAGGCAGAGAAGGAAATGCTCCGCCAGAGAGAGAACCAAAAATTGGAGATGGAACTGGCGGGCAAAGAGATGGAATTACGCCAGCAGTTGGGTGGTGATGCCTTTGTCAACAAGCTGATGGGCAGAACCGCTCCCGCTGGTGTTCCTGCTCCTATCACGCAGGCTCCCGGCGAGGCTGGTCGCACAATGCCGCCTATGGTCGCTCCTACTGCTGCTGTTCCTGCTGGTCAGAACCCCCAGCAAGTGTTGAATGCAGCCGTTCAAGGGCGCATAAAAGTTACCGATGAAGTGTTGCTGATGGCTCGCTCTTACCCCAAAATACTTCCTTTCTTGCAAGAAATGCGTAGGTCTCAAGAAGCCGATGAGAAAAACCTCATCGACCGCGAGAGGCTTGGTTTTGAACGAGAAAAATTAGGCCAAGATAAACGCGATGTCGTCCCTCGCGGTCTTACCACTAAGCGTTCAATGGACGTAGCAGAGTACGCTGAGTACCAAGCCAAGTTAAAAGAATATAACAAAACTGGCAACGAAAAAGCGTTACTTCAATATTTTGATGACAAGGGTTGGTTAGAGCAAGAGCAGGTTCGCAACTTGGCTGGAAAAGATGGAACAAGAAAAAACATTTCCGACGTAGATTACAACAACTTGATTGCAAAAACCGCCCAAGAATTGGTAACAGACCAAAAAGTTGCGGAGCAATTGGCGCTTGCGCCGGGTGAAATAACCCAAGCGCAAAAACTGTCAGATATGAAAGTAGCAGCAGAAATTGCTGCTGCCACTGGCAAAGCCGCAGTTGAGGTGCAAAGAGATATAGACATTGCACGAGGCAAATTGCCTATTGCCGTTCAACAAGCCGGGGACGAAGAAACAGCCAAATTAAGGTCAAAAGGTGCTGAGGAAAAAGCTATCAAGCTGGCAACGCAGGCGGAGTTGGCATTTGGAAACATCACCGCTTCAAACGACATAATTGCTTACGCAAAAGGCAACCCAAGAATTACACAGGCAATGAACCAACCCGGAGTATTTGGCGCTCTTACACGCGCCGCGCAAGAGGGCATCAGTTTTGGCAACTTTAGCGTCAATCTGCCTGCCAAAACTCTTGCTGAAGCAAATCTGACCAAGGACGATTTGACTGCTTTGCAAATGCTTGCGCAAAAACTTGCGGAATTGCAAGTTCGCGGTCGTCAGTTGAACAGGACGCCAAGCGAAGGTTCAATGTCCGATTACGAAACAAAACTTCTTGGAGCCATTTACGCTTTGCCAACAGACAGCCAACGTGCATTGATTCTGAAGTCAGAAGCACTCAAGCTGCAAAGCATGTTTGACGAAGACCGCTTCAAATTGTGGAGTCAAAAAAGCAAGAAGCCCGGTTATACCTACAACGACTTCATGGTTGACGATGACTACAAGTCCCTCAAGTCAGACTACAGGGAAACGCTTGACCGGGTGCGTGCAGACAACGTGGATTTGTTGTCTCAGAAGAAACCCCCAGCGGCATCTGCGGCCCCACCTCCTGCTCCAGCGGCTTCCGCTCCTGCGGCTCCAGCGGCTTCCGCACCACCTGCGGCCCCTGCGGCCTCTGCGCCTCCTGCGGCCCCTCCAAGGCCTGCTCCGCAACCTGCTCCCCCTGCTCCGCAACCTGCACCTGCGGCCACTTCAAGGCCAGCACCTGCGGCCCCTGTCGCCGCCCCTGACAAATCTTCGGTAATAGCAGAAAGCGAAAGGATTGCAGCCTTACAGAGAGCAGAACAAGAAGCCGCCGCTGTTTCTCCAAGGCCAGCCGCTCCTGTTGTGAAGCCAACCGAAATTATTACTGAAAAGAAAGAAACCTATTCAGAAAAATTAAGGCGTCTGCAAAAAGCACGTGGAGGTTAAAGCATGGACGAGAAAAAATTTACCGCACTGTCAAAACCTCAGCAAGATGTGGTGATTAAGATTGCCGTAGAGGCAGAGCGCCAAGGCGTGAATCCAGCGTTTGCTGTTGCAATTGCGGAGGCGGAGACCGCTGGAAAGTTCAATCACTTCAGCGGTGACAAAGTTACAACCTCCCCTGCTGGAGCGCGTGGTCTTATGCAAATAATGCCTGACACCGCTCGTTTGTACAACAAGAATTTAAATGCAGACATTGACCTTGATGATGAAGACAGCAACATCAAAGGCGGCGTCTTCATTCTGAAAGACTTGTTGACCAAATACAAAAGTCCGCGCATTGCCGTGGCGATGTATAACGCCAGCCCAAAAGCAAACGCTGAATTCATCAAGCAATACGACACCAATCCAGACGAAGCAATCATGTCTTTGCGTCCAGAAACGCGCAAATACGCTTTGCGTGTTTCTCAAAATTTTGATTTGGATGATGACGCAGAGACTGGCCTGATTGGCGCTACAAAACAACCAAGTCGTTTTGCAAATTACGAGTCAGAAGCAGCCAAACTTAAAAAAGAACAAGAGGCAGAGGCTCTACGCCAAGCGGAAGCGGATAAGAACAAGCCTCCTCCACCGCCCAAAACCTTGCTTGAGCGGGCAAAGGATTTTGCCAACGATATTCAACCAGCAGAAGCAGCTTATATGGGTGCGGCCATCAATTTGGCTGGCCCCATGTTTGCCAAGCCAATCCTCTCTTCAGCAGAAGAGGCAAATCTTTCTGCGCAAGATAAATTGGAATTGGCACGCCGCAATTTAGAGAATGCCAGCGCCCACCGCCCCGGCGACCTTGAGGATGCTTACAGGGAAAGTCAAGATGTACTTGAGCGCCTCAAAAACGAACAGCGTCTGGCTCAAGAGCGTTTGAGGGGAGTGCCAAGGGCCGCTCCAGTGATTGAGCCGCCTGCACCATCGTCGCCATTTCCGCAAGTAATCCGAGAGGGCAGGGCGAGTGGCCCAAAAGTTGAGGGTGATTCGGGCACAAGAAACTGGATGATTCAAGAGGCTGGGCAAAAACATCAGTTGCCTGAAGCCGTTCTTGATGTGGCTACGGGGAAATCAAAAGACAGCCCAACTGGTGGCAAGGCTTTAATTGACCAAGACCTTGCAAACATAGAAAAAATCAAACGGCTTGGTGCTGGTGATTTTGGGTTGGTAACGACCGAGGGCGGCGTGCAACTTCAACTGCCCCCCACCACAGTAGCAGAACGTCAAGCTGACATAGACCGTCAAGCCCAAGCAAGCCAAGCTGAGTTGCAAAATAGAACCGAACAGGGACGCATCCAGCAAGAGGCTCAAGCCCAGCAACTCGAACAGCAACGGCTTTCCTACGAGGCTGATTTGGAACGTATACGGCAAGAGCGTGCGCAAGCTGGGCAACAGCACAACGTCCTTGCTGAACAAAGAAGGACAACGGCTCCACTGCAACGTGCAGTGACCCAAGCACAAACAAACGCCGAATTGGCTCAACGAAAACTGCGTCGTGCGCCAGAACCGACAACCCCTGCTGGCAAATTCACCGCAAACACTGGAAGAATTGTTGGCCGTGCAGGCTTGGGCGCTTTAGCTGGCGCGGTTGGCGTCATGAGTTACCAAGAGGCGATGGAGCGGTTCAAGGCTGGAGACACCAGCGAAGGCGTCTTAAAGGTTCTACAGGCTGGTTCTGCGGGTGCGATGCTAGTACCCCCAGTGGGCAAGCCGTTGCGGGCTGCACGCAAGGCTGGCTTGGCTGGACTTATCGGTTTGGGTGGGCGTGATATTTACAATCGTCTTACCAAAGAACCAGTAGAATAATTTGTAGGAGCAGTTGCCACTCTCCTTTTCGCCCCCCTTGAATCGGGGGGCTTTTTTATGCGTGTCCAGCGGTACACATCAAGAGCATATGAGTTTGCGCCATCTGCTTTTCTCCCTGCTCTACGCCCTCATCAAACCCTTGTTGGTAGGCTTCCATGCAAGCAAAAGCCAAAACCGCCTCTGGGTCTCGACTTCCCTCTTCGTATTGTTTTGCCAAGTGAACGATGAGGCTGTCCATGATTACCCCGGTTTCTGGTTCTCTAAAGCCTCACCAACTGCGCAATTCATGTGTTTGACAATCTCAACGCAACGGGCGTGTTCCCTTCTGGCAAATGCCACCTCTACAAACAACTCAATGTTGTGAGCAAATTGAATGATGTCTACCTCATCCGCAATCAGGGGGTCTTTGCGGGGACGGTCGCTCTGAAAGAAGATTTGCTTGATGGTTTCTTCGCTCAACATTTTCAGTCCTTATTTGTGAGAGTTTTTAAGTTGCCAAAATTGCAGGAGATGCACGAACATCTCCCAACCACGGTCAAGGTCTTCAAGACTCCACTCGCGCACCACAACAAGGTCAGGAACGCTACGAGAGACAAAGACGTTAGCACAGCGTGCCTTGGGAATGCCTAGGCCAACTCGGTAGGCTGAGAGTTGCATGAGATGCTCGTCGTAGCCATCGACCTTTGTGGGGTCGGTGAACTCTTTGGTTTTGATGTCAGCCACAAATCCTCCGTCAGATTCACAATAGAGGTCGCACTTTCCCCCAAAGCCTGCCTCGTGAGCGAAGGCTCGTTCGCTGACCCATGTTCGTAGTCCGACCCAACTGTCGATTGCGTATGTGCAGGCGCGGACACTCTCTTGGTGTTTGCCTGTGCTTCTTCCTTCATAGTATCCTTGAATGCTTGCATGAATGTCCGTTCCAGCATCCGCCGCCGACCGACCTTGCTCTTTCGAGTCGTTGATGATTCGGTCGACGTACTCCTTTTCAGGCTCGTCTGTTCGACGCGGGAGCGTGAGGGCAGCAAGCAAGACCTGTTGTTGAAGCCAAGCTGTCAACGCGGGTTTTGCCGCAACACTCAAAATTGTAGTGACACTTGGAACCAAGTTCATGGTTCGTGCATCACGCAAGGTAGTGTTGCGCTGTCCGCCCTTCTTGGCCTCCACGGTGTACTGTGGCACGCCGTCACGGGTGTACCAATGATTGGATTCACTGGCTCGTATTGCCGGGATTGTGATAGTCATGATTCCCTCGCGTTCAGCATGGCGTCTGCCATGTGGTAAGCCGCATTAGCAATAGTTTCTGGTGAACTGTAACGAGCATCAAGAAAATCACCATCGCTGGAAATAATTTCTTGCATCGCCTTGGCCGCAAAATAATCCCGCAGGGTCATGCCAAGTTGGGGCTTGATTGTGCTGTCATCAGACGGCGAAAATGGAAACGCTGGGCCTCCTGTGTTCATACCATTTCTCCCAATTCCATTTGGTCTTTGTAGTTCTCCACGGTTACGCCTTCGCTGACGGCGGTGACCAGTTCATCTTGCGTTGGTACACGAACGGTGAACTGCGAGTGCGCAGCATGACTGATGGCCTGATGGGGCGTGGCTGCGCGAACAAGGCGCGTAGTGCCATCCAAAGAGCCGACGATATAAATCCTAGTTGCCATGATTTTTCCTATTGAAATTCTTGGGCATTTGCCCAGTTGTACCACCGCGTAACAAATTTTTTGAGGTCATCAAAAGACTTCCCACGCAACCTAAAAACCCCGTCTACGCAGAGTTGCTCAAACTTCTCCACCACCGTCTCACCGTCCGTGTTGCCTTGGATGATGACTACGGTGAACTGGGGTTGCCTTGCCAAATTGCGCAGCAGCAACCCCTGTCCTTGACTGATGCTTTCACCCTCCCGCTTCCACTCACCAACAAAGAATTTGCACTTGCGCTCAAACACCATGTCAATGTCGCAAGGCGTCGCCTTGGGATTGGTCTCAATCAGTCCCTTGAACTGAAAGAAATCAATGTGCGCCGCGTTTTGGTTACGCATCAACCTCATAGTCAAAAGGGAATTGAATCGTCCATGTCATCAAAGCCACTAGAAGGGGCTTTAACGGGCGCTGGGGCGTTTGAATTACCCCGTGCCTGCCACTCTGGCGACTTTTGGATTTTCTCCTTCAGGGTGTTGCTGAAGGTGCTGAACAACTCCATGTCAGGCTCATCAATTGAGAACTCCTTCAAATTGTTGTGACCTTGGGGCATACCACCCCTTTTGATTGCGGGGGGCACGGGCATGATGGCCGAAATGTTGGTGTACTCATTGCCGTCATTGCCCATTGCTTTGATGACCGAAATCATTGCCCACACGCCCAACACGTTCTTGAGTTGAAAGCCATTGAGTTCTGTCCCCGTGAACGCCCTCCCCCGCCAAGTCTCCAAATCCTTGCGGAGTGTGGCCTTTTCGGCCAGCGAGAGGCTAAAGTTCTTTGAGATAGACATTGGCTCACCCTTGTCCGTGACAAGGGGATTGCCTGCATCGTCCTCACTATGCACCTCAAATTGAAACATCAACTTTGGCTTTTTTGTAACCACTCCTTGGAAGGTTGAGTTTTGAGTTCCCAAGTCGATGACTCGGTAGCATCGTGCAAGATGCATCCCCGGTGGGACGGGGGTAAATCCACCACCGCCGCCGCTACTTTTCGCTATTAGTCCCATGATTCGCTCCTGATTGATACAGTTTCTAAAGTCACAATTGGCCGCTTGGACACCCCGCATTCACTGCGGATGATGTCCCAGTCGTCCCCACTAGCAGTGCCTGCCTCAGCCCTTTGTAGAGCCTCTTCAAGCATTTGCATTCGTTCCAGCATGAGTTCGTGCATTTCGTTGTGCATAGGTTCACTTTGGGATTAAACTGGCTCAAGTGTACCACGTTTAATTTTGTCTTGCACAACTATTTTTTTGGGTGTAATATGCGCTTAACCACAAAGGAACCCAATGACGCTTCAAGAATTTTTTAAGGACAAGCCAAGGGGGTCGATGATTGCAATGGCCCGCAAGCTGGGCATCAGCAAGACTTGGTTCTCGCTGGTGGTGACCGGGAGACAACTGCCTAGCCCAGAACTGGCCCGAGACATTGAAGTGCAGACTGGCAGGAAAGTAAAGAGGGCTGAACTTCGGCCCGACATCTTTGGAAAGACAGCGAAATGATTTGGTACAAATTTTATCTGGGCGAATACCTTACCCACACCACGCACCTGTCGGATGCCGAGGACTTGGCCTACCGCAGACTGTTGGATTTGTACTACATCAGCGAAAAGCCAATCCCTTTGGATACCGAAGCGGTTGCCAGAAAAATCAAACTTGACTTGGACATCACCGAGATTGTCTTGGAAGAATTCTTCGTCAAGGGCGTTGACGGCTATCGCAATGGCCGCTGTGACGCAGAAATTGCCCGGTACACCAAACAGGTGGCCGTCAACAAAGAGTTAGGCAAACTTGGCGGCAGGCCCAAAAAAGCACTATGATAGAATTGGGCATGGCTACCCTTAGCGGGGGAAAAGGCGATTCGTTACCGCCCTGCCAGACCCACCCACAGTAACGGCTGACCTAGAACGTAAGGTTGTCAATGCACTACTACCAGTTTAATATCGGTGACTATGTCAGTCACACTCGGCATCTGTCGCCCATCGAAGACATTGCCTATCGAAGACTGCTTGATGCCTACTATTTGAGTGAACGCCCGTTGAACAGCGGTGTAACGTCCGTTGCACGCCAGATAGGTTTGCGGGAACATGAGCAGGAGGTGGGCATGGTTCTCCAAGAGTTCTTCGTGCTTGGCGAAGAGGGCTGGACAAGCAATCGCGCCGACAAAGAAATTGCACACTACAGGTCAAAGGTTGACCAAGCATCGCGTGCTGGCAAGGCTTCTGCTGAACGAAGGTCTAACGCCCGTCCAACGGACGTTCAAACGGACGTTCAACTAACCAATAACCAAGAACCAATAACCAGTAACCAAGAACCATCTTTAATACAAGAAGGTAAACCTTCTTTGTCCACAGCAAAGCTGATGGCCTGTCCGCAGGATGTGATTCTCAAACTTTGGTCAAAGCATCTACCCCACCTTGCCCAGCCAAGAATCTGGGAGGGGAATCGCAGGGCAAATCTGAGGCAGAGGTGGAACCAAGCCAGCAAACCAAGCCAGTACAGCCCAGAGGGCTACGAGACGCAGGGAGCAGGCGTCCAATGGTGGGACAGCTTTTTTGGCTACATTGCAAACGACACGACCCTGTCAACCGGGTTTGAGTCGCAAGGCAGAACGTGGCGACCAGATTTGGAATGGGTCGTTAATGCAACAAATTTCCAAAAAATCATAGATGGAAAATATTCAAAATGAGTTTTGCTAAACCTGAACCAAAAGACCGTGATGACGGCCCAAGCCTGCTTTGCAGCGTGCCGGGGTGCGCCTCCCGCTGGAGCGTGAAGCTGGAAGGGCAGATGCCCAAATGCAGCTTTCACCAGTGGCAGCGCCCCGAGTATGGTGCTACGAAGACCTACAAGGAATATTTGGCAGACAAAAACAATCCAGCCAAAACGGTTGCCTCGTGGTTGCCCAAGGAGCCGTGGTGAACAAAATTGAATTTGGCGATTGCCGAGAAACCATGCGCCGCTGGAAAGAGCAGGGCATCAAAGCGCAGACTTGCGTGACCAGCCCACCCTACTACGGTCTGAGAGACTACGGACATGAGGGGCAGCTTGGCCTTGAGGAAACACCAGAGCAGTACATCACGGCAATGGTCGAAGTGTTCCGCTGCGTGTGGGATGTGCTGGAGGACGATGGGACGCTGTGGCTGAACATCGGAGATAGTTACAACGGGTCAGGCGGTCAAGGCACAAAACCTAACATCATGTCAAAAGAAGCGGCAGAAGGGCGTGGCGGCAAGGCAATAAAAATTGACGGCATAAAACCCAAAGACCTAATTGGCATCCCGTGGATGATGGCCTTTGCACTACGTGCTGATGGTTGGTATCTGCGCCAAGACATCATCTGGCACAAGCCCAACCCCATGCCTGAGTCGGTGCAAGACCGATGCACTAAGGCGCATGAGTACATCTTCCTGATGAGCAAGTCGCAGAAGTATTACTACGATGCGGATGCGATAAAAGAAGAAGCAAACGAAGATTCTGGATTTGCTAAACAAAGAGCAAAAGGAATTGATACATGGAAATACAACAATACATCAGAAAGAATTGCTCAAACAGGTCAAACAATTGAGGCATCAACTTTTGGTGAAATTGGCAAAAGAAACAAACGCAGCGTCTGGACAGTGACTACCAAGCCTTACGCTGGCGCTCACTTTGCCGTTTTTCCGTCTCATCTGATTGAACCCTGTATCCTGGCTGGCGCACCAGTGGGAGGCATTGTCCTTGACCCATTTATGGGCAGCGGCACAACTGCACAGGTAGCGCAGAACCTTGGGCGGCAATACATTGGATGTGAATTGAATCCAGACTATTGCCAACTGCAAAACATTCGCACTGCACAACAATCACTGGACTTTATATGAACTACTTTCAAGCCCATAAACTTTTAGACGAGGTACGCGATGGACACAATCACACCTACGCCGACATCACAGTCGCACTCGGACTGGTTGGAGACCTTGACCCAGACTTATGCGGAACTGGCCTTGGCGGGTGGAGAACAAGCCCTCAAGGATGGCAGGAGAGATTACTTGATACACCGCTTTAAAGAACTTGAGACCCCATTCCCCGGCATCACGCTGATGATTCACAGAAAAATTAGGGCAATGAAATGAACATTTTTGAACAGGGCAAGACCCTTTACACGCAGAACGAATTCAATGACGCCTTGGCTAAAGCCAAAGCGGAAATCATGGCGACTGCAATTCAGGCCACCAAACACGCTCTTGAAATAGAGCGCCATGCCTACGCTGACATTGCAATGGCTTTTGGTCAACATGAATTGGCTGAGGGCATCCGCAATCACCAGAGTAAAAAATGATTGAACTCACACTCCCTTGGCCTCCCACAGTCAACACCTACTGGCGCAGTTTCAACGGGCGCGTCCTCATCAGTGCAAAGGGGCGCGAGTACCGCAAGGCGGTTGCTGACCAAGTGCTGATACAACGTGCCGCAAAGCACATCGACTACGCAGTCAAGGTAGAAATCAAAGCGTATCGCCCAGACCGCCGCCGTCGTGACTTGGACAACCTCTTGAAGGCATTGCTGGACTCCATGACGCACGCTGGTGTGATGCAGGACGACGCCTTGATTGAAGACTTGCGCGTGTACTGGGCAGATGAAATTGGCGGCATGGTCAAAATAAAAATTGAGGGAATTGAATGAACACAGAACCAGAACTGATTGACCTCTATGCCATGTTTGCGCTGATGATGCAAAAGCCCGTCAAGGGCAAGTCAAAGATTGATGTGGCCTACGAGGCGTTTGAACAGGCTTACGCAATGATTGAAATCCGCGAAGATTTTGTAGAGAAGAGGAAAAAAAAGGAGAAAGAATGAGTGAAGAGCGAGACCCCCACAGGGCTGTGGACTACATCCTGAAAAACGCGGCTTTGTTTGCAAAGGCAAAGGCAGAACGCACCTACATCGAACAGTACCGCAAAAGCCTCAAGGCTATCCTGATGAAGCGCAGCATGGAGACCGCCCTCGGTGCGCAGGAGCGCGAAGCCTACGCCCATCCAGAGATGCTGGAGATGATTAAAGGCTTGCAAGCGGCGGTGGAGATTGAAGAGAAGCTGAAGTGGGACATCACCGCCGCCGAGATGCGAGTGGAAATCTGGCGGACAGAGCAAGCAAACAACAGAGCAGAAGGAAAGGCAACGATATGAAGACACCAGAAGACGAAGCGTTTGAACAGTTGGAAGCAGATATCAAGCGTCGAACAGTGAATGATGATGCCCAAATTTACGCATCACCGTGGAAAGGGTTGACTGAGTACGAGTTTGCGGCAATTTACAACCGCTGGACTGACGCCAATGGCTCAACAGCGTGGGGTCTGTACCGCTCAATTGAGAAGGCATTGAAGGGAAAGAACAATGGCTAAATTACCCTACACCTACACCATTTGCCCGACGCAAGAAGCACCGAAACGCTTTACAGCAAGTTGCAAGGAGATGGGAATACTGCTCAGTCAAAGCCCCGATGGCGACCTGACCATTGATGACCGCCGCAACGGGCTGTGGGAGTCTTGGGAAGGCAAAGGGGTTGTAGAACCCATCGAAGACAGACTGCACAACCTCATCAGGAGCGGCAAGAAATGACGCCACTCCAAAACAGAATTCGTGATGCCCTCCACAAGCACGAAGACGGCATGACCGTCAGTCAACTGGTGCTAACAGTCCGTGGCAGTCCCGAGGCTATCCGCAAAGCATTGTCCAGAATGGGCGACAGCTACATCGACCGCTGGGTCAAAGAAGGCTGGAACTTTGCTGCTGTGCATTGCCTCGTCGCCGTCCCTGAAGATTGCCCCCGACCATGACTACTCTCAAAGAAAAGAAACACATGAGCCGGGTGGCGGAACTAGGTTGTGCCGTTTGCAGAAGGCTAGGGCATGAAGGAACCCCGGCTGAGTTGCACCATCCAAGGGCTGGAATGGGGGCTGGGAGACGCGCAAGCCACATGAACGTATTGCCACTCTGCCCAGCCCATCACAGAGGCTCTGACGGCGTCCACGGCCTTGGCACGAAGGGTTTCCCGGCTCACTGGGGCTTCACTGAGCAGGACTTGCTGGACGACACCCTCAAACTGCTTGGTGTTGTCAAATAACAACATTAGGGTTTTCCTTAGAAAAATATTTTAAGAAAGTTGTTGACGAGGTTTAATTTGGCCTTAAACTACACGCACTGACCAAGCAATCCCGCAAGGCAGAACCAGCGAAAGAACAGCGAAATGAACAACGACCTCAACCTCAACAACATCGACACACTCGGCTCTTTGTTGGCTCAAATCAAAGACCTGACTGCACAGGCAGATGCCATCAAAGACGGCATCAAAGAGTCTGCATCCGCAGGCGGTGCAACGGTCGTCGAAGGTGTCTTGTTCAAGGCTACCTACAGCGAGTCCAACAAGTCAATATTCGACAAGGAAGCCTTTATCAAAGTGCATGGCGCAACGGCCTACGCTACCTTCACCAAGGTGTCTGCTGTGTTCAGCGTCAAGGTCACCAGCCGCTAAAACCAACGGGGCTTCGGCCCCAACAACCAACCCCAACCACAAACGAAAGAGAATCATGAAAATCAAAACCACAATCCACGTTCACTATCAAAAACATTCTTGGGAAAAGGAGGGAGCTTTTAAAGTTTTTTATTGCCAACTTGACGATTCTGAGTACCGTACTTACGTTGGCCCGCAGGAAATTGAGATTGATGTCCCTGAAGACTACGACCCCCGCGCACAGCAGGTGGCGGCGCTGGAGGCGCTGAAACAGAAGGTCATGGCCGACTATCAGAAGTCTGTCACCGATATCAACGACCGCATCAGCAAGCTGATGGCACTGGAGTACGAAGCAACAGTAGCGGAAGAAAGCAAATCATGAAATTTCAAAACACTTTTTGCAGCCAGTGCGGCGGCGAGTTTGGCCCCGGTGATAACGGCTACAGCCACTGCCGCAACCATCACCCAAAGGCACAACAAATTGCAGCGTTGAAAGCCCAGAAACAAAAAGTCGTGGCCGACTATCAGAAGTCGGTCACAGACATCAACAGCCAAATCAGCAAACTTCAGGCACTGGAGTACACAGCATGACCGCAATGACCAAGCAAGAATTTAAGGCCCGATGGGAGGGTGACGACAAAGGTGGCGGCATCAACTTCGAAGACATTGCAAACTGCGCTGTGGCTTGGGGCATCTCGCGTACCCCAAAGACGCGCCGCATTGATGTCATCCGCTACCAAGTGCTGGTGGCGGCAGGCACAGTTGACGCAGAAGAATTTAAACCTGAAGAGGAGCAAGCATGAACACCGACCACATCATCCACAACACCAATCAGCGGATGGAGTGCCAGCACTGTGGCTTCAGCGAGGCTATCAAGATGCCTGCGCCCATCGATGCCATCCTAGGCAAGATGGATGCCTTCACGCAGGCCCACAAGGGCTGTAAACGCTCTGACTACGTCAAAGGCTTTGACGCTGGCTGGGACTGTGCCTTGAATGAAATGGAGCAGTGGATAAAGCGCGAGGCGCACGACCCCCAACGAAATGCCCCCGTGTTGGCCTTGCTGGCGCACCTCAAAATGCAACATGGTAGGGAAAACACTTAGAAGAAAAGTGTTGCATCGTTTAATTTTGGGTTATACTAACCTCACTGCAACAAGCAGGTAACAGCGAAGGAAAGCGAAATGACACACTACATTGCCGAGATTGAGACCACAGTGGCAGGCATCCCCTGCATCGTGGGCGTGACGGAGTACAGCAACGTGGCTGGCGACTGCGGGGCGGACAGCGACTGGGATTACGAGGGCGGCAGTGAGTGCCTGTTTGACGTACTTGACCGCCGGGGCCGCCCTGCCCCTTGGCTGGCACGCAAGCTAACTGACGCAGACGACTCCCGCATTCAAGATGAAATCGCTGACTACCTCAACTAAGGAGATTCTCATGGAAAAAGAAATCATCATCAGCACCGAGAGCGGTGTCAAAGTGTCCATCTCTGAGTGGGATGACGGTGGGGCTTGGCTGCATTTGCAACTGCGGGGTGGCAGTGCCCATACCGTGCTGACCAAAGACGAAGCCCAGAGGCTCCTAGAGGGCTTACAGGCCATCCTGAAGGTGGCGGCATGAGCGGCTTCGACAGCAAGCGCGAAGCCGCGCAGGACAGGCAGGTAGACGACGGAGACTACGGGTGCATCGACGAAATGATGCATTGGGTGACCATCGGCATTTTGTTTTTGATGACCATCGTGTTCCTCGCTGGGCTGGCGGGGTTTGTCTGGGCCATGATATGACCAAAAACGACATCAATCGCATGGCGCGGGAGGCTGGGTTAATTATCGACGGCAATAATTCGGGCGATGATGACCTCCTCGCCTTTGCCAACCTCATCGCCGCCCACAAGGCAGAAGTCATTACTGCCGAGGCTTATCGCTGTGGCTACAAAGACGGTATGAAAGCAAGTGCGGTCATCTGCGAGAACCTTGCTGTTCAGCAAGACAAAGATGTGCGTGACGAATGCGCTGCCGCTATTCGAGCAAGAGGAGAGCAAACATGAGCCGCTTACTTTTTGCTGTTGCCCGTGGGGCAAGGATTCAGTACAGGTCGCCCATAGACCGAGACTGGAAGGAGAGTGCATTTCGCCTATGGCCCAGTCTGCATGATTGCAAAACCGCCGATAGTCTCTACCGCATCCACCCGGATGACGTGCACTTGCAGTACGGCCCCATCAGCACGGCGCTGCGGGAAGTAGCACTGACCGACGATTGTGATGGCGCTGATATACCGTACATTGAAGTCACCTTGCTAAGAGAAGAGGGTCATTTCAGCAGTAGCGAAGAGCAACGCTGTGTTTTTCTTTTAATCGTGGCCGAGGCACTGGCCGATGAGGGGATGTGATGAACAAAATATTAATTGACTTAGCAACAGTGCAACAGGCGCTGGTGACGTTGGAGAATGTAAATCCATCGCTTGTATGTGAGATGGCACATCATCCTAAAAAAGACCAACACGGGGTTGGTCAAAAATGTCCTTTAGAAATAAGGCACTTGGAAACCATCGCCGCCATCAAAGAAGCCTTGGCACAACCAGTGCAGCCAGAGCAGGAGCCGACTCCGTGGCGAGACATGGTAGTGGTTAGCCTAGTCCGCGAGGGCATCGACAAGCACAAAGCGCGGGAACTTGCTGACCACTTTGTCAACTTCACTTTGCCGCCACCCCTACCAGTGCAGGAGCCGGTGGCGTGTCGCTTTTGTCACAGCAAAAAAGGTTGCTATACATGGCTGTGCTATAGCTGCGGAGAGATTGACGATGTTCAACAGCCATCCCCACTTGCAGCACAGCGCCCGTGGGTAGGGCTGACGGATGAGGATTGGGCCAAAATTGAAGATATGCCCGACACGTTTGACCAAGGCGTAGCATGGGCGCAGGCAAGACTGAAGGAGCGCAATCATGGATGAAACATATCTGGGCGATGGGGTCTACGTTAGCCACGATGGCTATCAAGTCTGGCTTGCGGTCAATCACCACGAAAACAAAGTAGTGGCAATGGAGCCAGCAGTGCTTGCCCGGTTGCTGGATTATGTGAACAAGTTTGAAACAAAAAGAAAGGGCAAGACCAATGACTGAATACAAGTCGATAAAAATGCCAGAGTATTCGAAGTGGAAGTGCTACATGTTTGGCTGTGGCCCTGACGGCCACGGCTTGGTGTATCGCCCGCAACTAGGCAAAGAGCCGAATGCATTTGTCAGGTGGATGATGCGAATTTGTTTTGGCTGCACATGGGTTAAGACCAATGAATAACTGGCCCTTCCCCACCAAACTACCCCCGGCTTTGCCAAGCAAGCCAATCCCGTTCAATCCAAACAATCATGAGGAGTCGCCGTGGTGAAGGAAACATTGCTTGACAAGGTGATTATTGGTACAATGTTCATTGCCTTTACAGCGTTTTGGGTTTGGGTTCCAAACTTTCTTTTGACCGAAGAAGAGTGCAAGCAACAGACCCCGCAAGCCTTCACAAGTGGCTTGTGTAACGAACCGAAAGCGAAGTAAAACACAATGGGTTCCCGGCGAAAGCCGAGAGCCAACACGCATGGGGATTGATGAGAGTGCCAGCAAAGTTCGGTGAGGCTGGTCGGACGGGCGAGTAACAAGCCCTATACGCCGGGGGGTGGGGATTAAGCCCTGCCACAGTGGTTCGAATCCACCTATCAATGTCCAGCCGTGTTGGTGAAACGGGTATCGCCAGTGGACGCATTGGCTATGTCGCATCGTGAGGGCTTTGCGGCTGACATAACCTGCCAGAACTCCTGCACAGAGGGAAGCACCCTGCTTGCGATTGGGCCACCAACAACCCGTAGCGACCCGAAGCGAATCGATTACACTGACGACATTCGACATTATGGGGAATACGGGTTATGCCAGAAACCACCAGCAAGAGGGCTAAACGCCCGCCAAGACGCCCAAGGCCGCAAAGCAAGCCCAAGGTAGCCATTCGCCCGTACAGGCTCCTGTAGCGCCCAAACCAACTGGACGCCCAACAAAGTACAACCAACAGACAGCAGACCTCATATGCATGATGCTCAGTGAGGGCATGAGCCTACGCCAGATACTGAAGGCAGACAAAGCAGGA